CGGTGGCATTTTGTATGATTCTATAAAGTTCCGATAGTACTATATTTTGTCCCATACCTCTAATGGCGGGACTGAAAAATGTAGAGATCTTATCAATTATATTAGTGATAACAACTCCTTGATTTTGTGACGCATCTAAGACCACTGAAGTATCTATTGCAATGTCAATAACCTGAGCACTGCCAATTGTAACATAATCATTTATCATTCTATAGTTTGAAAGATACTCCGCAATGTTATTTTTCAAAGTTTGAGATACCTCAGGAATTAATTTACCATTTTGATCATAAGACAAAACACTAACATTTATTTTATTATTATTTTCCGTTATTGAAACTTTTGCAGGTGCACCAAATTGTGGTGGCATATTTCTTAAGACAGCTTCATAATCCTGGATTGTTACCGCTCTATTTTGAGCACTAAAATTGTATGTTACGTAATTTCTAATCTCCTCAGTCGATGGGTATCCTGCACCTCCAATAGCGGCAGTTGGGTTATTACAAACCAAAGAATTAATTACTTGGGTATTAATTGTCTCAGATGGACCATTTACAAAGAAATTTACAGACCCAATTTGATTAATTACATTGACCCCCAAATTTGTACCAAGTCCACCACCGATTCTATATTGAATAAATAACGTCGAATTTGCTTGTGGTATAGCCCCCAACGCTAGTGAGTTATTTTGATATCGTTGTACCTTGAGTGGTACATCTAAAGCGGTAAATTCTCTAAGTTGGTCATCCGCAGTGTTAGTACCTCCACCAAAAGTAATTTTATAAAAACCTTCGGGTGTGTATTCTGTGATAAACCTGTTTTGAGTTTCAATGTATACACCTACTTTGATTGCTGGATCATCGGATGGTTTTGATGGATCCTCAACAAATATGCGACTCTCAGCCAACGCTGGGACTTCATACCATCTACCTTGAGCACCTAAAAATTCTTGATCCGATGGAATATTCGAATAGGCAGTTCCAGGCTTTTGTATCATCGATGTAATCCCTAAGACATTTTTTTCAGGTAAGAAAAAACTAAAGAAGGGTGTTACATCATTTGGAAGAATGGTTCTTTTGAAGACCTTTGTAATCCCATTAACTACAGTTTCTCTTTTGGTTATTGTGTAATTAATTAGGTTATTATTTACATCGAAATTAGGTATTTTCAACCTATTGGGAATCCCATCCACATTGAAAGGTGATGCAAAATTAACGTCATATACCGTTTCAAATATTTGACCTGCGCCAATTACTTGACTTCCCCTTCTTAGAATACCTAAGTACCGTTCATCTTCTTTGTCCCCAAACGCAGGTACCGTTATCGAAAAATCAACCAAAGCAACTGAAGGTCTTTGACCTGGAATTTTTAATCCATATGTCCTTGCTATGTTGTAAATTGATGATCTTTGTTGTGCAAATTGAAGTACGGTCTCCTGAATACTTCTGTCTATATTATAGTGAAGATTGTCCGCAACCGCAGCGTTAAGATCTAGAAATACCGAAAATACGGCAGCGTCGTTAAAGTTGTCAATTAACTCAGGATAATATGTCCTTGTATAATTGATGAGTTCCTGTCTTATAGTTACAAAATCTCTCGCAGTGTATGATATTTTTCTTTCAGCCATATTAGATATTAATAATTACAAAATCTTTAGAATTAAAGACATCGTTAGAAATTGCATAATCAATTCTAACTTTAGCTGTATATTCTGAGACATTTTGATTTGGTATTGATAACTCAGGATTAACCACATTTCCCGCAGTTGTCACTGTCATGCCAGCAGCTTCATCAGAAGCTGCCTGTATGACTATATTTGTGATTTGTAAGTTGGGTAAAAATTGTTGTACAGAGTCTCGTATCTCAGATTCAATTTCAGAAAAGGTGGGTCCGTCCATTGGTTGAAAAATGTATTCATACAATCTAGTCCCAAAATTCGGTAGAAAATATCTACTACCTTTTCTTGTGAGTAAAAGATGAATAAGATTCGTTCGGATTTCTTCAGCAACATATTCAGTTAACTCCAAATACTTACCTTCCATACTATCCACGAATGGAAAACTTATACCATATGTCTTTCCTTGAGCCATATTTATAAATATACCACCTTGAATTTTGTGATGTAGTTCTATGAACTACATGTCAAACAATTTGGATCATCTAAAGAACAAACTTTGTTTATCATATCTTCTGTCAATGTCAAATTATTGTTTTCGAGTGGTTTGGGTTTGAAACTTTCTTGTGTTTCTGGAGTATTCAACGCTGACATATCAACACCCAATCCTTTGATCGCCGCAGCTTTAGCCTTAGTTCTCAAATAATACATTCCTGTTTTCAATCCTAATTTCCATCCATACATATGTGCCGAAGATAACTTAGACTGTGTTACATCTTGCATAAAAATATTTAGAGATTGTGATTGGTCAATAAAAATTGCTCTGTCTCGAGCCATATCCAAAATAGTTTTACCCTTCATTTCCCAAACAGTTTTGTAAACTTCTCTGATCTCAGATGGTATTTCATCTATCTTTTGGACTGACCCATTTCCGTCAAATAGTTTCAATCGAATTCTATCGTTCCAAAGTCCAAGGTTAACCAAATCCTCAACCAAATGTTTATTGATGATTACAAATTCACCACTTAATACATTTCTTTTGTATAAGTTAGTTGTAAAAGGTTCAAAACATTCGTTATTACCAAGAATTTGTGCGGTACTCGCGGTAGGCATCGGAGCTACAAGTAAGGAATTTCTAAGTCCATGTTTTTCAATTTGAGACTTTAACGTACTCCAATCCCATAAACCAGAAAGATTCTCCATACTGACATCCCACAAATCAAACTGTAACTTTCCAAATGATGCTGGTGATCCTTCGTATGTTTCATATGGACCATGTTTCATTGCCAAATCTTTTGATGCTGACAACGCCGCAAAATAAATTGTTTCAAATATTTCACTATTCAATTTTTGAGCCTCAGGACTTTCAAAAGGTAGGGATAACATTGCAAAGGTATCCGCTAAACCTTGCACTCCTAGTCCTATGGGTCTATGTTTGAAATTTGAAGTTCTTGTCTCTATTGTAGGATAATAATTTATATCGATTACTTGATTCAAGTTAATTGTCATTTGATAAACAACTTCATATAACTTTTGGAAATTGTAAGTCCGCAACTTTTTGTTTTTCTCACGTACTTTTCCTGATGGAATGTCCACAAATTTAGGAAGTGCTACTGACGCTAAATTACAAACCGCAATCTCGTTTTTGTCTGTATATTCTAGAATTTCAGTGCAATTGTATGTTAACATTCCTTGTGAAACAAAAAGGTGTTCATCGTTATTGATTGTTGGGCAATAGACATCCTCTTTACCTACATACTCAATAGATTTAACTTTATGACCTTTTTTGGTGTTATCTCTGTATTCTTTTTCATCTAAGATAATATTTTTTCTGTCTAAAAATCCAGTCTTAGTATTCAATATCAAAGCATCATTTTTATTTCCAATTATTAATCTATAACAATCTTTGGTTTTATAAATTGATTGTCCTCCTTTACCATTTGGTAGTAGTCTATCCCCACCCTTTGTAAGTAATCTAATGGAAGATTGAAGTCCTAAATTATTGAAAATAAGTTGTAGCTCTTTGAGAAAATCTAAATTTATATCGGCATAACACAATTGAATTGGGTTACCTCGCGATTTACTAACGAATACTGAACCATCGGCATAGAACAAACCTTTTAGATATGACCATTGTGTTTCTTCATTTGATTCCCAAATCCAACTTGGTACATATCCTTTGTTAAATGGAAAAGTTTTTTTGAAAAAGTCGGTTGTTAATCTCTTTTTCTTAACAGGTGAAAATGAAACAGTACAATCTATGAATTTTCCTCCTTTGTTCGAGTATCTTGGTTTGTATTCATATTTAGAATACAATTTTTGAAGTCTATTTTCTATATCCTCGACTAAATCAAAATCATTTTCCCACAAATCAAGCATAATTGATCCCTCACTTTGTGTCCCATCTGATTGATACATACCCAACAAAAAAGCCTCATCTATCATTTCTTTGGTACCAAATAAACCTTTCTTCGTTTGTACCATAACCACGTCACCTACTCTCAAGTCTTTACACTCAACCCTTTCAATTTTACGAGAAGATTTTAAAACTGGAATACCATGGTATGGTGTCACTTTATGTTCCATCCCATTTTCTAAAATGATTTTGTATACATCTTCCTGTTCTGCTCTTAACTTCATTTCAGATGATAAAACCATTTCTTTATTGTTAAACAATTCCAACTTTTGACCAATTTCATTGAGTTCTTTTGCAGTTAAATACCCAAGGGAAGTCACAACCCTTTGGTCTCCTGCTATACACAAATTTGACGATTTGATTGTACCCAAATTTTTTTGATTAGACTTGTAGTTGGCCGCATCTTTGTACAACATATATGGAGTACCAGTCTCGATTTGTGAATCCAAAATCTTTTCCCAAAGTTCACGAGCTTTGATAGTTTTGATGGCTCTACCCTCCCGTTCGTATTTTGTATAAAGCTCAGTGAAAGCTTTCGAATCAGGTGTATCATATGCATCAATCAAACCAGGTACTTCCTCAGGTGAAAATAAAGACCATAGTCCATCACTCTCAACTCTTTCCATAAAAAGGTTTGGTGTCCACATAGCTAAAAACAAATCACGAGCTCTCATTTCTTCCTTACCATGGTTTTTTCTAAGGTCTAAAAAGTCAAATACATCTGCATGCCAAGGTTCAAGATATACCGCAATAGAACCTTTTCTCCTACCACCACCATTGTGAACTAAACTTATATCTGTAGTATAATTTGGGAGTTGCTCGATTTCCAAATCATATACTTCAGTATCTATTTTTGTTTCCTGAATGGAGTCTATAGTTACTAACTCAATCTCATCTAAATTTAGATTAACAATTTCACTTTCGATTTCACCATCTAAAATTTGATGGTCTAATTGAATATTTGTATTTTTCATAGTTTTAAATTATTTCATTTTAATCAAAATATCTTCAGTTGTCAAATTTTCAGCTTCAACCCATTCCGCTTTTACCAACTTGTTTTGAATTTTATATGTTAAGTTTTCATCTTTCTTACCATTTTTTATTGTAAGATATAGGTGCCCTCGTGTTACAGTATTCTCACCAATAGAAGAATTGATGGTTATAAAATCTCTTTCATTCTTTTCGAACTTCTTGACATTTGATACTGGATTGTAAGTACCGTTTGAATTCAAAACCATATCACCAACAGTAATCTCTGAAATTTTTTTATAACCAAGATTTGTTTTAACTTTTGTATCTGGAACAAAACACTGATCAACATACCGGGCGGTTTCATTAAACACCTTCAACATAGGAATAATACCATTTGAAGATCCATTGGTTCCTTTAATATAAGCACCTTTAGCTCTTATTTTGTGAATATTTACACCTATACCTCCAGCATTTTGAGATATCACCGCACAATCTGATAATGTCTTGTAAATTCCAGGAATTGAATCATCATCAATATCTAACAAGAAACAAGAACTCAATTGAGGTCGTTTGGTTCCAGCATTAAATAACGTAGGTGTTGCATGGGTAAATAACCCTTGTGATAGCATATCATAGGTTTTTTGTACCATTTCCAAATTATCAAACCAAATACCTACAGCAACCCTCATGTATAAATGTTGGGGGGTTTCTGCAACCTCACCAAACATTTTAAGTAGATAACTTTTTTCTAAGGTTTTGAAACCAAAGTAATCAAAATTAAAATCACGATC